CGGCAAGCTGGCTGGCCAGCCGCTCTTTGGCTTCAGCGGCTCGATCAGCCACAGCGGCGTTACTGTCGCATACTCCTATGACTCGGTGGCTGGCGCACTCGTGCTGAATGTCACGAAGAAGCCGTTTTTCGTCACCGAGGCCTATGTCGAGCAGCAGATCACCGCCTGGTTCGCAGGCAGCTAGCTCTCACCTCCACTCAAGCACGCAAACCCGCACCACCACAGGAGAAACGCAATGAACAAGTTCGTTAGCATCCTCGAAGCGATCGGCAAGGACTTTGAAAAAGGCCTGACCGATGTCGTGAAGTACCTCCCCCTGGCAGACACGGTGGCCGGGTTCCTTTTCCCGGCAGCCGTCGCACCGCTCGCCGCAGCCACCAGCACGGCGGACCTGCTGCAGAACGCGATCTCGACGGTCGAGCAGAAGTACGCGGCGTCCGGCGCTCAGAGCGGTACGGGCGTGCAGAAGTCGGCCGAGGTGCTCACGCTGACGAATTCGGCAATCACCACGATGCTCACCGATCCGACAGTGCAGAAGGGCCTCAGCGCTGCCGGGATCACGGTCGACGCGACCTACGTCCAGAACATGATCAACGCTGTGGTCGGCTTCCTGAACCTACAGGGCGTCGCGGTATCGCCCTCAGTCCCGGCTCCGGCTGCGGGCGCAACGGCCTAGCGACATTCATAAAGAGGGAAAGCCGGGGAGTGGCTGAGCGATCAGTGCTCCCCGGCAGAGCATCCCGAGGATTAGCACGATGAAGAAACCCAAGACTGGCCGGATCGTGACCTGCTCGAACTGCTCGAACGGCACGTCTCACGGCACCACGCAGGTCTACCGCAAGATCGTCTTCCACTTCTGCGCCGGTTGCTGGAAGGGCTTGAGAGCTTCGTGCAACCAGCGCATGGTCCAGTGCTGATGCCGCTCCTGCCCGAGTGCAACCCGACGCTCTACCAGTCGATGTGCGAGGGCAAGGAGCGGCACGCATCCGAGGCTGGCGCCAGGGCGGCGATGCAGTTTTACCAGGTCGAGGGGACGTTGCGATCGTGCAACGGGCTGGTCCCCTACCGGTGCGATTTTTGCCTCCTCTGGCACCTGGGGCGCTCGCATGCGCCAGAGGCCCCAGGACGATTTGGGGTATGGGGTAGTACCAAATAATTCCGTGGCAGCCCTGCACGGTATTTTTCCGCGCGATTGCGGGGCGGTCAGGAAGAGGGTCGGTGCCTCATTTTCGGGGCAGAAGGAGACGGGATGGAAATGCTGGCAGCACTTCGGGTTTGGTTCCAGGGTAAGAAGACGGTCCTCGGCGGGTCGGTTTTGATCGTCTGCGGGATCGTCGGCGCGTTCACCGGCAAGCTGTCCGCGATCGACGCGATGACGGTCGCCGGGTTCGGGATCTCGATCTGCGGCGTTGGCGCGAAGGCCAATCACTTCCTGGGCGCGCTGCAGGCGATCGCAACCGCCGGCGTGGATCTCCGGATGGGCAACCGGGCGGGCGCGATCGCAGAGCTGAGGCCGGTGGTGCTTGACGCTGTAGAGCAGGTCGCTCCGCAGCTGGTGGCCGCAGAGCCCGCCGCTGTTCCGCAGCCGCTGGCCGCGCCTGTGCCTGCGATCCCGCCCTCACCGCTCTCAGGCGATGACGCGATGAAGCCCGGCCCCGGCCGCGTGGCCACGGCTGCCGAGTGGGAGACGCTGCGCAAGATCGCGACGGGGGAAAAGTCCTGATGGACCTCGCCTCGACCATGAAGCAGCGCGACGGCAAGCTGGAGCTGCAGGTACGCACCGGCTGGCTGCGTGGAATGTTGGTGATGGGCTTCGGCGCTGGCGGCGGCATCGCTGCGGGCTGGGGCCTGCTGGAGTTGGTCTCCCACGATCCGAAGGAGGGCTTCGCGCTGCTGAAGGTGTGGGGGCCGTGGGCCATCGTCGTCGTCTTCGCGATGTTCGTGGTATGGAAGCTCAGCGCAGAGCTGATCAGCCTGGCGCGGGTCATGATGAACGCCTGGGTGAGCACGTCCGAGCGGCAGGCCGTCTCCTCGGAGGTACAGGCGACGGCGCTCACCAAGCTGGCCGAGCAGGGTGGACGCCAGGGCGAAGAAGTGAAACGGCTGGCGGTCTACGCGGCCCGCGAGTTCCCGACCGTCTACGAGCGGATGGACAGGCAGGACACGATGCTGCAGTCGAACCACGACGCGACGATGGAGCTGCACGGCCTGGTGCGGAGCCTGGCAGACAGAATCGACGCCGCGAGCAGAGCAAGAGGGGGTGACCAGTGAGCAACGACGTTGAAGTACTCCGGATCAGGCGCAGGCGGGGGGACGTGCTGAAGATGATCCGGCAGGGCCACGAAGAGCAGCAGAGCCGCATGGACGACTTCGAGGTCTGGTCCTGGATGCAGGACATGGGCTTCCAGGTGGGGCCGAAGCAGACAGTGACGATGCTGCAGGATCTCGCCGTGCTCGGCTACATCCAGTTCAAGCAGGGATTCGACAACCGCGAGGAGCGCACCCGGCTCAGAGAAATCGAGCTGACCGCGGCCGGCACGGCGCTGGTGATTCGCCGCCAGTCGAACGACGAGGTTCTCTTCGGATGACGCCGCGCGCCCAAGCTTCGGGGACGACCCGGAAGCGCCCAGCCACCGGCGACGCGCGCAAGACGCACCACCCGCTGAAGATCGACCGCCTGCCGGTCCTGGTGCAGGCGGCGATCTGCGACCTCTACCGGGGGGGCTTCACCTGGATGGAGATCGAGCAGCTCTCGAAGCAGCCGATCGCCGAGCGCGGCTTCGTGGAGTGGGACAAGCTCGACACTGAGGTGCTGGAGCTGTTTCCCGGCCGCTACATCCCCCACTCGAACCTGCACCGCTTCTACGATCTGCGCATCGCCCAGGTGAAGAAATCAGTGATGGAGCGGTCGTCGCAGGCCCGCGAGGTGGCCGAAGCCTTTGCCAACTCGGTAGTCGAAGGCGGTAGCGAGGCCGTCGTGAACGCCGCCCGCGACACCATCATGACCGTGCTGGCCGAAGACAACAGCGCTGGCGGCCGATCCAAAGCGGCCCGCGCCCTGGTCGGCCTGGCCGAAGTGATGCAGACCGCCAGGGCGAACGACATCAAGGAGCGCAAGGTCGCCGTCGAAGAGCGCAAGCTCACCGCCGTCCTGGACGAGATCGCGCGCAAGCAGCGCGTGATGGACGAAGAGACGGCCCGCATGAGTAAGAAGGCCACCAAGGGCGAGATCCGGCCGGAAGATATCGACCGGCTGCGTGAGCGCGTCTTCGGCCTGCCGCCGACCGCGCAGAAGGCGGGCTGATGCACATCGTCGGACTCTTCCAGGCGGCGGTACTCGGGGTCGGCATGATCGCCGGCGGCGGCAAAATGGCTGCTCCGCCACCACCGCCGTCTCCACCGAACCCTGCTGTGCTGCCGCTTCGTCCATACCAGCAGCGCTGGATCGACGACGACACCCGCATGAAGATCGCGGTGAAGTCAGCCCGCATCGGATTTTCCTTCGCCACGGCACTAGAAGCAGTCCTGGACTGCATAGCTCACCCTAAGTCGACCTGGACTGTACTTAGTGCTTCCAAGCCTCAGTCAGTCGAATTTATCCAGACGTGCCACACCCTTTTAGAGCTGATGCTAGGTGCCGTCCATCTTTACGAGGACGAGACCTTCTATGACGAGTTAGGCGAGTACGAGGCAATTCAGCAGCGAGTTACTCTGCCGAACGGCTCGCGCATCATGGCGCTGGCTGCCAATCCTAGAACTGCGCGCGGATATCCGGGAAATGCCATCCTGGATGAGTTCGGTCACCATGCCGAGAGTTACGCAATTTGGGCGGCAATTACTCGTCAGACCTCACTCGGCCACAAAATTCGGGTCCTCTCTACTCCAAATGGCGAGCAGGGAAAGTTTTATGACCTATGCCTCGAACTAGGACTTACTGACGGCGTCGCACCGAGTTACAACTTCGAGGTCTACAAAGGCTGGGGCGTCCACTGGATTGACGCCGCGATGGCGATCGCCGAAGGCTGCCCGATCAACCTGGTCGAGATGCGGCAGATGATCCAGGACGACGACATCGTCGACCAGGAGTTCAACTGCATCTTCCTCAAGAGCACGGGCGCGTGGTTGCCGCTCGAACTCATCAAGGCGTCCGAGGATCAGAACGCCACTGTCGACTGGCCTGGTGGCTATCGCCCGCACGGAGATCTCTTCGGCGGCATCGACGTCGGCCGCGTGAAGGATCGCACCACCTTCTGGATCAAGGAGCGCATCGGCGATGTGCTGTGGACCAGGATGGTGCTCGGCATCCACGGCATGACGTTCCCGAAGCAAGCCGAGCTGCTGAACCCCTACGTCAAGATGACGACGCGCACGGCGATCGACTCGACCGGCATGGGCATCGCGCTCTTCGATCTCCTGAACGTCGAGAACTCCGGCCGAGTCATGGGCATCAACTTCGCCGGGTCCAGCCGGCTGCGCGATGAGAAGCGCGAGAAGGCACGCGCCACCTCGCATGTTGAGGACGGCGCCGTCAAAATGAAGACCGACCTCGCCGTCAAGCTGAAGACCTCGATGGAGGGCGGCAAGGAGCGGTTTCCCTACGCGCTCGACATCCGCACCGAGCTGCAGGCCATCAAGCGCATGCCCACCGCGACCGGCGTCACCTTCGACGCGCCGCGCGTGCCGATCGAGACTGGCGTCGCTGGTGGGCCGAAGCAGAAGGGCTTCCAGCACGCCGATCATTTCTGGGGCTGCGCGCTCGCCACCTACGCGGCCAGCTCGTCGGGTCTCCAGCTCGGCTCGACGCTCCCCTCCACACCCAGCTTGTATTCGCAGTCCCGAGGGATCATGTAATGGCAGACGACACTCAATCCGTTCCCGCTATGCCGCCCAAGGGCGAGCTCGTCGACAGCACGCACCTCCTCAACTCGCAGATCGCGAACTACCGCAACACGCTCGCGTTCGCCGGCGTCCGCAACCCATCCAACATCTGGTCCTCGATGGTGCGCAACGATGGCAGCGCCATGCTGTATTACCGCGAGCTGGAGATGAAGGACGTCGACGTCGCCAACGGCATCGACACGCTGAAGGGCACCGTCATCGAGCGCCCGCACGACGTGCAGCCGTTCGACTCGTCGCCGCAGGCCGAGGAGGTGGCGCAGTTTGTCCGCGACCAGCTTGCGGGTCTCCCCAACTTCGAGGGTGTGCTCGACACGCTGCTCGACGCGCCTGGCTACGGCTTCAGCGTCTCCGAGCTGATGTTCGACACCAGCGAGGGACAGGCGTCGCTGCTGGACATCAAGGACTGCCCGCAGGAGCTGTTCCTCTTCGGCAACCGTTACCAGCCACAGATCGGGAACCTGCAGCTGCTCAACTCGCCCTATGCGTCCGAGGGGTCGGAGGTGCCCGAGGGCAAGTTCCTGATCTACAGCTACCGGCCGCGTGGGCGCGATCGCATGGGGCGGCCTCTCCTCCGCGACGTCTTCTGGGAGAGTTGGTTCAAACGCAACATGCAGTCGATGTGGATGCGCTACGCCGAGAAGGGACCAGGCACGGCCGTCGTCCGCTATAAGGATTCGGACAGCGCGGCGGAGAAGCAGCTGGCGGCAGACCTGGCGCAGATGATCGTCGACCTCCCCGCGCTGGCGGTGCCCGAGGGCTTCGAGTACGACAAGGAGCTGCTGACCATCGCGCGGTCGCTCGAACCGGCCGTCTTCGAGCATCTATATGAGGCGCTCCAGAAAAATATCGTGCGCCGCGTCCTGGGCGAGACGCTGACCAGCTTCGGCGGCGATCAGGGAAGAGGGTCACAGGCGCTCGGCAACGTCCACTCCGATACGCTGGAGAAGAAGTCGATCGGGATCTGCAAGGCGGCGGCGAGCGTCGTCAATCGTCAGCTCATCCGGCCGCTGGTGCTTTGGAACTTCGGGCCGA